GTCCTGGGTCATGATAGGCACGGGTGTGGCAGTAGCATTTAATATAAATGGCACAGAAAGAACACGGGCACCATTCAAGGTAAGAATGGCATAATTGAAAGTGCTAAGATCGGCGGGTAAGACATAACGTGTCAAAGTTGTCGAGTAATCGTAAATAATCGGGGTGTTCATAAGCTTGAGGTTACGCCACTGTGCAAGAACTTGTGTGCGCGCATCATTAGTCGGTAAACCAGTAAACGAGGGCACGGCAGATGGCGGATGAAGACATTTCTGAACAAAAGCAACATGTGGATCTTCAGTAGGGGGAGACTTAACTTCATTACCGCTCTGAATATTACTAAAGAGATCGGCATTAATGTTATTGAGGGTAGTAGTCATTGATTGAAAAGAATGAGAAAGCAAATATAAGGTTGGCAAGAGGCAACAATATAAAGAAATCCCCCTAGTTAATTTCCTGTGAGGGAAAGTCATCATGAAAGTTAGTGTAAACTGGACGATCGAACGAATAGAGCTGTGCATAAGTAAGCTTGGCTTGATTATGAAGAAAACCAGCTAAACAATCAATGGAAAGAGGTGAAATATAGTGAGTTTTATTCTGAAATAGATAAAATTCAGATAAAGCTTTTGCACCATAAATCATGTGTTCCTGTGAAGTAATACAAGCTAGATCAGCGTCAAGGCTAGTAACGGCTTGTTTATAATGAGTGTGATCGCGAAAGACAGTTGATATGAATTTGACGGATTTACGTATAACATCAGGATAATAGCCAAATTTAGTGATCAACATGCCGGTGAATTCCATATGAGGTGGATATTCAACTTTAAGTTCAAGACCGCGGTTACGACACCACATCAAAGCATCATTGTTAAATCGCACATTGACACCACGAATTGCAGAATCATCGCCTTTGAAAATAGCATAAGCGAGATCATCAAATTCAATGGCAAAGGCAATAACAAGCATACCGAAAAAGGTATTGCCAGTTAAAGTAAAAGGTTCACCAGAATGCATTTTCTGATGGCCATACAATTTCATCATATCGTCAGAAAGAACCCAATCAGCACGCATTTGAAGATAAACATCAACTAACAAAGATGGTGCGCCCATTGCGAGCATAACGAT